ACTTTTGGTTGTATCAATAATTTATAACCTTTAATAACAGTAACTTCACTAACATTACATACTTCTGCTATTTGTTTTTTTGTAAAATTTAATGATTTTTTATTTGAATAATAAAATAAAATCGCAGCACAACTAGAAGTGGGCGAATTATCACTCATAATTTCTTCATCTTCTAAAAATTTAACCAATTTCTTGCAAACTTCGATATCATTCATATTCATATCTAAAATACTACAATATCTTGAAATGAAATCAATCGGTGATGAACTATTCACATTTATTTGTAGTAATGTTTGAAATCGCGAATTGCCTTTATTTAAAATCACTGGATTAATATCGAACATTTTTGCGATTTCTTTTGAACTTCTCGGTAAATTATTTAAAGAACACGCATGATAAATACATGAAGCGATTAAACCTTCCTTATTATCACCTCTACTAATTTTCTTTTCCGATGCGCGTTTATATAAGACCTTCGCGTCATCAATGATTTTTTGAGGTATACCATTACTTAAAGAAATTTGTGTTAATTTATCGAATACATTCCACAATGTTCTTTCATTATATGGCATCGCATTCCACATCTGATATTTACGAATCAATCGAAAATCATAACTACTGCTATATTTATTTCCACCTATCATAGAACCCAAAGATGACTTGGGTAATAATGAATTGGTAGGTAGACCACATCGAGACGGGTCTTCACATTTATTATCACCACCGTAATAACGCCATTCCGCCGTATTATCAATAACTTTGCCAATGATTGAACTGCAAATAGCACAAATCTGCATACAGTCCTCTACGACGATTTTTGTAGAACCACAACTACATATCTGTGGTTCCTCGTTCGTATCAATTTCATCTACTACTTGCAAATCTTTCATTAAACTCCAAATCTCATCGTCTGTATTTAAGGACATTACAATTAAATAATAAATTATTGTCCTTAAATCAAAATCAATTTTTATTTAAATAATAAACAATAACTGTTATTATTGCTATAAAAATAAATGGATGTACAAAAACAAGAAATGTGTAAAATGATAAAAAATAATATAAATAATTTAAATAGCAATGAACTAGAAGAAATATTTAAAATTATCTACAAAAGTAATAACAATTACAGTAAAAATAACAATGGAGTTTTTGTAAATTTATCGTGGTTAGACAATGACACTATTATTAAAATCAATAATTATATCGATTTTTGTATTAAATCACATAACGAGATTAGTAAATATGAAATAATATGTAATAATTTTAGTGATGTCATCAATAATAAAGATAAATTATATGATAATAATTTCGAAAACAATGAAACTATAATTAAAAATAATAAGCAAAAGGTTTCGTCCTATATGAAATTTTACCTTTTAAAAAAGAAATATATGAAACAAGCAACTACAATCGTAAATAAAAATGAAAAAACGCTAACCCACGAAGAATATTTAATTAACTAAGATTGATTTGTCTTGTAAATTCTTCTCTTTATTAAATATATACGATTTATCTTTATAAATTACATTTACATCTAACATAAATGATATAAATAATGCAACAGATTGATTCCAACTATCTCTAGTTATCGCACTAATAATTTCTGCAGATTTTTTCACACCAAATGCTTTAGAAAATTCTGGAATTGTTATTAGTTCTATTAATTTTTGTTTTATTTCATTTTTCATTATCGATGTTGTCGATGTATGTTTTATAATTAACTCTAATGGTGTATTTTTTTGTTTTGGTTTTATTTCTTCTTTTTGTAGAACTATTGGTGGTGGTGGTTGTTGAGGTGGTTGAATTACAGATGATAACTGATTTAATCGATTATAAAGATCAATCTTTTCTTTATAAATCAACATTGTTTCGTTTGTTTCATGGTTATCCTGTAATTCATTTAAAATGATATCCATTATTATATTTATATGTAGATAATAATAATAAAGATTTCATTTTTTTATATAATTTTTATTTAAGTATTTATATATATAAATAGTATAAATGCTTTCATTATTTACAGATCATGATAAATATCATATTCATAAAACATTAGGCTTATTTTGTTTATTAAATTATAATTATAGAATTTTTTATAAAATTAAATTTGGCGAAATGTTTCCATCTAATCATTATATTAAGATTGCAGTCCCTCTTATTCATTTAAGTTTATCATTATCCTCCTTTTTATTTCACGTTCCTTTAACAAGATTTGCAAGTAAAATTATTATTTGGAAAGAATTACAATTACATAATATTATCTTTACATCACGATCCGCAACTATTATGTTATATTCATTAATTAGTGATAATATTTATGGCAGATTTGCCATTTTAGTATCACATCATTTATTAGCTGATTATGTATCATTCAAATATAAAAATAATAATAAAACAACTATGCGCGATATACCTTATGATATCGAAAATAAAACAGTGGCATATATATTGAAAAAGAAATATGCAATAAGTCAATTATTTGCAACATCTGTATTATTATTAAGTGATAATGGATTATATGAGAATGCATTTATGATAATGTACCCGATTCAATTATCCACATTTTTATCAACACTTGTTAGAAAGAATATTATAAATAATAATGTTTGGCATTTCGTTTATTCATTATCACTAACAATACCCATTTTAGTTTCACAATTTACAAAAAATGTTAATCCACATTATTTAATAAAAATAAAATTAACTTTAGCATTTATTACATCTCGATTATTATTGAATACAAATAAATATTTGTGTATGACTGGATTGGTATCTGCCTATAAATTACTTGGACGATGATGAAGAAGATTTTGCTTTTCTATCATCCAATTTTAAAGTTAGAATTTGATATAAACGTATATTTGAACCATCCTGACAATAATTTGCACTAACATAATTTTCTAAACCTCTTCTTATTCCATGACTAGTATTTTTGTAAGAAACTGTCTTAATGATTTCTATATCCAACGAATATACAAAAAATATTTTTTGTTTCGACATAAATAAACTATAAACATAATTATATTCGAAATAAAAAGTTCCATTTGCTAAAGGAACTTTGATATATGGTTTATATAAATATTCATCTTCGTTTTTATTTCTATCATACATTATTTCACAATCATAAAACCAATTATCATTCATATCTGAAATCATACTATCTAGGTCTTTTTTAGAAATACATGTTATTGATACTATTTTATTTCCAGAAGACATAACCGCAATTACTATATTTTCTTTATCTTCGGCTAAATATTCAGTAATATTGACATCTTGACAATTTATAAAATCGAAACCTGTCAATTTAGAAGTTTTTACAATTCTATTAACATCCGCACGCGTAATCAATTTAACACATTTTTCTTCTGTTAATTTTTTTATAAATTCACGTGATTTTATCTTGTAAATATCTATATTTCTGTTATTCAATACATATTGTTGATAACCATTTCTAAGATCTTCTGTATCCACATAACTATAATCGACAATACTTGTGAATTTATAATCTTCATATTTATTTAATTTAAAATTCTCAATAAATGTTCTAATCGTTACTAAAATAGAAGTCCAATGATATTCATCATTTGTAAATGAAATATTAAATTTATCATTATAATCATGGTTTATTATAATATTATAATTGCGATATAATAGTTCTTGCAATATATATAATGCAGATTTATATATATAAACAGTGCTTACATTCTTGAATAATATATGAAAATTTTTAATATATTCTGTGAATGTAAATTCTTTAAATAAACTTATAAAATAAAATTTAAATAATATATATTTTGTTAAATCATGATTATCGAATGCCATATATTTTGAAATATATTTGCTGTAATATTGAACATTACTTATTAAATATCGGACGATATTATTCGTTGTAAAATTTTCTAGAAGTAATTTTACAATACGATTTTCATCGGTTTGTCTCTCTGATAATAATATAGGAACATCACCTTCGCGGTGTGGTATTTCTATTCTATTGGGATAAGGGTCTTTTCCAATTTTTATTCTAAAACCTCGCCGAGTATATTTTCTGTATCTTTCGTGAAGTAAATTTATATCAATCTCTTTTCTTTTTATTGCTAAATAAAATTCTGCAATATATTTTTTATTTAGAGCTCCTTCCTTTTTTTCTATATTTTTTGGAAATGTTGCATAAACATCATCGCCATCGAACCAAATTTTACAAAATGTTAAATCAAAATTATCAATAACTTGTGCGATTGTGTAATTATCATCAATTATTACAATATCAACTTTTATTTCATTATTATCATGTTTATAACATAACATTCGTTGAATATATTTTTTACCTATGCTTTCATATTTTGAAATAAAGTCCAATCTATATGGATACAAGAATGATGGTAAATTAGATGCAAATGTTTTCATATCTTTATTTGTTATATAAATATCAATATCATTCGATACAAACCCAGTAAAACATGATAAAACAAAACCACCTGCAATAACCGCATTATATTTTTTTAAAGACTTTATGAAATCATTATATTTGTTTTCATCAATTTCAAGATAAGATTTAATTCTATCTTTAACAATATTAGGATCGCCAAATTTTACCATGTATATCTAATTTTTTAATATAATAAAAAATTGACATACTATATTTATTAGCATCTATAATCTATGAGCGGATATATCTATATTAGAAATCATTCATCGTATGATACTGAAAATGTATATAAAATGGGCAAAACAAATAACATCCCAGAGAGAGATAGTTTATATGCGACTGGCGAAATCAAGAGAGGGTGGTTTGAAGTTGTATTTGCGGTACCTAATGAAAAGATGGGAATCGTAGAACGATTATTACAATATGAATTTCGCGATTTTAATATTAAATATGATGCAGGTATAGAATTTTATGATAGAAAAATTATTACTCTCATCGAACCTTATTTAATTACTTTAGGAATTGAATATAAAAAATTATCTAAACAAGAAATTAATGATCTTGTAAGATGCAATAGAATAAAACATCTTGTCAATAAGATAAATATCAAATCATTTATACATACATTGAAATCTAAAAAGAATATTTCATATATACGTAGAAATTATCAATCTGATATTATTGAGAAATCGGTTAAATATTTTCAACATCACGATAAAGGTGTGCTTTCTTTAATTTGTGGTGTGGGAAAAACATTAATTTCATTATGGATTACACAAGATTTAAATATACCTACTGTTTTAATTGGCGTTCCCAATAAATTATTATTGAAACAATGGGAAAAAGTTATAATTACATTATTTCAAGATATTCCTTATTTAATTGTATCAAGTGGAATTAATATTGAAAATATAACTCATTTTCTAGAAAATAATCGTAAAAAATGCATAATAATTACGACATATTCATCTTCACATAAAGTATATAGCGCAACACAAAATATCCATTTCATATTTGGAATGAAAATATTAGACGAAGTTCATCATTTAACATCATCAAATATGAAATTAGAAAATACAACTAAAAAATTTATTCAAATGTTAAGTATTCAATCTGTAAAACAATTGTCGCTAACCGCAACGATTAAACAACTTGAAAGTACATGTACGGTAATCTCAAATGATAATATTGATTATTTTGGCGAAATAATTGATAAAAGGTGTTTATTGTGGGCAATCAATGAAAATATCGTGTGCGATTATTTAATTCAAGTAATAGTTATAAATGAAAATCAAGAATTATCGAAATTTAAAATTATAGATGAAAATGATAAAAGATTATTTTTAGCTGCATTTACGATATTGAAAAGTATTATCGAAGGTCATACACATCATTCTCTAATCTATTCAAATAGTAAAGAAAATTCATTAAAAATAGAACAATATATAAAATTATTATTAGACAGTTATTTCAATCGATCTGATATATATTATTCAAGTTATCATAGTGAAATGAATACAAAAGATCAGAAAGATATAATTGATAATTTCGAAAAGGCATTATTTGGAATAATTTCTTGCGTTTATTGTTTAGGTGAAGGATGGGATTTTCCATTATTGGATGGAGTTGTATTTGCTGAAAATATGACATCAAATATTCGCATAGTTCAATCTGCATTGAGAGCAAGTAGGAAAAATAAAAACGAGACAACTAAAATAACCAAAATCATTTTACCAGTTTTACATAAAGATGATTGGCTTGAAAATAATGAAAATCCCGATTTAAAAAAAGTGAAAGAAGTCATATATCGAATGGGATTGGAAGATGAAACTATCACACAAAAAATTAAAGTTTCTAAAATAAGTATTGAAAAACGAAAACAAAGAAAAACAGGAATAATTAATACTTGTAATCAATTTGATGATGAACTAACACAACAATTAAGATTGAAAACAGTTAAAAGATCAGTGATTGATATTACATATGAAAAGGCAAGGAAAATAATCGCTGATAAAAATGTAAAAAGCAAAGAAAGTTATTATGAATTATGTGAAATAGATAATAGATTATCTAAAGAACCCGAAATAATATTCAAAGGACAATTTACAAATTGGATAGAATATTTAAATATTGAAAGGGTATATTATGATTTAGAAACATGTAAAAATAAAGTAAATGAATATTTACTATTATATCCTGAAATTAAAAAGAATTACTTAGATTTATCCATTATAAGCAATGAATTATGTAAATTAGATACACTATTTCCACCAAATGGATTATGGGTTGAATATTATAATATGAAAGATTTACAAGATATAATTGCGATTATAAATAAGAAAAAACAAAAGAATATTAATTTCTAATATTAAAAAATGATTTTTTGTTTTTAACATAAAGATTTTAAGCTTTATATAATAAAATGCAGTTTTCAAAAACAAACCTAATTACCGTATTTAAAAATTGTTTAAATATTTTAAGAGATAACGAAGGATTGACGGGTGAAAAAGCATTGAGAAATATGTCATATTTATTAATATTAAAATTACTAGAACCTAGACTGGAGAATGAAATCAATATCGATAATTATAATTATGATTTTAGTCATATTGATGATGAAATTGTCGAAAAATATAAAAACAAATTATTAAAAATTGTTCGTTTCAGTAATCTTTCTATTGAAAATGAAGATAATATTCCCGCTAATATGAAATATTTATGGGATGATATTCTATCCGTTCATCCTGCTACAAAAAATATTTTCTTGCAAGGGAGAGGATTCGATATTCAACATAAATCAACTTATAAAAAAATAATTGATAAAATTAATTCTCTTGATTTATCACAAACGGAATATGATATTTTAGGTAATGCTTATGAAGAGGTAATTCAAGATATTATGACAGGGAAAGTACTAGGTCAATTCTTTACACAACCGATAGTTAAAAAGATGATGGTTAAACTTATTGATCCACAAATACATCCAGATGGCAAAATTGATACGTGTGGAGATCCAACGATGGGCACTGGAGGTTTCTTGATTACTTATTTACAATATATATTACAACAAGCAACAACTAAAAAAATTAACCCCGATTGGGATTTTATAAAAACAGAAGGTTTATATGGAAAAGAATTAGAGCCGGATACATATCAATTAGCCGTTTCAAATATGTTAATTTCTTCGGGTCATTTATTTGAAAAATTAGATAGAGGTGATAGTATTCGCGATCCAATAACAAAAAAATTTGATAATATTCTTGCAAATCCACCATTTGGTATTAAAGGATTAAAATATGATGATTTTCAAAGTTCATTAAAATTCAAATATACTCCAATTAAAACAGACAATGCCGTTTCTCTATTCATTCAAGCTATTATTTATATGTTAAAGATTAATGGAAAATGTGCAGTGGTGTTACCAGACGGACAAGATTTATTTACGAAAACAAATACGACATTAATCGCCGTGAGAGAATATTTAATGAAAACTTGTGATTTAAAGGAAATTATTTATTTACCATCCGGAATATTTACATATACGACGATTAAAACGTGTGTTTTCTATTTCATTAAAAAATGGAAGGATCTTAAATATTAGAAACAAAGACGAAAGGAGACAAAAGACTTTATAAATTTT